GTTTTTTTTTTTTTTTTTTAGTCATAGCTCTCACTGCATCATCCGTATGACACGGGACATTGAAATCACACAAATTCACAACCATTCGTCATCCAGGAAGCCAAGGCTGTCCATAGATATATCCACGTCTTTAAACAAGATAGAGAAGACGGCATGATAATAGTCGCTGGCAGTAATGCCAAACTTGGAATGAACTAACGGAGTGAAATCGTAAAGAAATCCGACCGAGCCGGGCTTCTTTATCTCCAACAAGATGCCCTCAAGCCCAAGCCTGATGAACAACCCGCGAAGATTCCACGACACTCCAGAAAGATCAAGCATGCCCTCCTCATACAAACTGGCGAACTTGGCCAGAAACAATTTCTTGATAGCGGGAAAATTGCGGAACTCATAAGAGTAGCTCAACGCCTTACCACATATGTACTGAGCAGGATCCTGCTTAGGATTTGGGCAAACGTTAAACCTCGCAATCGCCTTACCAAGAAAAGGTACTGTAACGTAAGTACCATTCGCAAGTTGTGTAAACCACCTCGAAAGAAAAGATACACCTTGCAGCGTTTTGGAAGTTGACACCTTCACCTTCATATGAGCTAATTTTGCAATATACTCATACTGGCGAACGTAAAATTGACGTCTTTTAGTAGCCTTATCAAGGCGCAAGACGTTGTCATCTCCCAAAATGCATGCCGCACCCACGCGACCAACATGAACACAAAAAGCCTTCATTATTGTTGCATTCCACATGCTGTTCCGGAAAGTGGTAGACTGGCTGCCGGTTGGCAACTGGTTCTTTATACGCACTTTCATGGCATATGTATAATTGGTAGCAACATAGTTGTTAGCAATCAACATAAGACTTGTCAGCCACATGGGTGCACCAAGACGGCGCAACCATGCAACTTCCAACATGTGAACATCAAGAACTTGAGACGAATCGTTAGCTGTGAAGTCGGTCGAAATAAAAAGACTACTAGAATCTCCTGCTCTTTGAAGGTGAGCGACTATCTCTTCCGAAGTTTTCTTGTAAGCGCCCATTACCTCTACAGTATCTGGGCCTCTTTTACTATCAAAGCTATTGAACATTCGTTTCGTACATTCTTGCATAATGGGACCTAACACGGAATTGTGAATATCCGAACTCTGGTATATAATACGTGGAGCCCAATCTTTGTCGTGGCGCTTAAGCAAAGCTTCCATCTTGACAAAGATTTGTTTATCAGAGAACTCGCGAGACGTCATCTCGGCAACTCCTCCATAGCGAACTGCTTTGGCCTGTTTGGCTTGCTTAGCAGAATCAAATTGGGCATTCCACTTATTAAAAAGTTCGATGCTCCACTCGATTGGCTCGAGTGGTTCCGGACAGATCTCATCCAACAAATCAGCATTCGCCAATCGGATCGACTGATGTACCCTTTCAGATGTAAAATAATTACACCGTTTGTCCAAAGCCGCACTCAAGCTGGCAAGGGATTTAGACGGCACCACGGGGAGGTGCTCATAAATTGTCGGACCATACACATCGTGTATGATCTTGGTTGTATCGTCTAAAACCCCATCCTTGGGGCGACCGAACGAAAAGGGAACAACAGGAAATCTCAACTGTCGAGTGGGGTTGGTACGTGCACGACGTGCATGGTAGGCAGAAGCAACTGAATGACTGCCGGTAGTGAGTGTGTGACGCGTATGTGTTTGCGTCATTTGTATAAGTTTGTTTTCCCGGATCCTATCCCGGGTAGTAGGAAGTGTGTGTGTGTGTGTGATGAAG